ACGCTCAGATCCAGGATGGCGGCATCGAGGGAGGCGATCTGCTCCGGAATGGCAGCGAGGACGGCGGTCTGGGTGCGGGTCTCTTCGAGGTGCAGGCGCAGTCCCTTGCCGACCTGCGCGACCTGTCGCCACTACATCCCCAACCCGCGCGGCTGGGGCGGGCTCGGCCGGTGCGCGGTCGTCGCGCCTGCCAGCCTCCTGCCTGGCTCCTGCCTGGCTCGCTGTGGCCGCGTGGTGAGATTCTGTGTAACGTGTGGGTGGCCTCGGTAAATCATGACAAAAATAATCGCACTCAATGAACGCGGAGACCGCTGCGGAGAAGACCACCCCGCGGCAAAGATCCCAGATCGCGAGGTCGAGATTATCCGACGCCTGCGCGATGTCGGGGTGTCCTATGCCGTGTTGATGACCGCGTGGCAGATCCCGAAGTCAACCATCGCGAGCATCTGTCAGTACCGCCGCCGGGCGGTGACTCCAGTCGACTGGAAGGAGTTGGTATGAGGGACAAACAGCGGAGATTCGTCGAAGAGTATTTGAAGGACCTGAACGCGACGCAGGCAGCGATCCGGGCCGAGTATAAGGGGGACCCGAACACCGTAGGCCCAAGATTGTTGGTAAATGTTGGTGTGCAGAAAGCCATCGCAGCGCGCATGAAGGAACGCGGGCGGCGCACTGAGGTTACCCAAGACCGGGTGCTGCTGGAGTTGGCGCGGATTGCCTTCGCTGATCCCCGCAAGCTGTTCGGTGACGATGGGAAGCTGCGGACAATCAGCGAACTCGATGACGATACTGCGGCGGCGGTGGCTAGCATGGAAGTGCTGGCGGGCGGCGACGGCGCCGCAACGACGGTGAAGGTAAGACTGGTGGACAAGGGGGCCGCCCTGACCAACGCCATGCGGCACCTGGGCATGTTCGCCAAGGACGTGCTGAATGTGAACGTCACCGACGCTCTTGCTGAGCGACTGGCCAGGGCCAGGGGCCGTGATGGCGGCTGATCCCTACGCAGAAGTGCTCGCGCTGGCGGCTAAGTGCGACCAGGACCCGGGGCGCTGGGTGCGGCTCGCGTTCGACTGGGGGCACGGGGAGTTGGCTGGGTGCGCCGGTCCGCGCCAGTGGCAGGCCGAGGTGCTTGGGGCCATCGGCGCCCACCTCCAGTGTCCGCAGACGCGACACCAGCCGTTGATGATCGCGTGTGCGAGTGGTCACGATATCGGTAAATCCGCGTGCATCGGGATGATCGTCAATTGGGCGCTATCGACCTGCGAAGATTGCCGCATCATCCTCACCGCAAATACAGACACCCAGTTGCGGACCAAGACCAGTCCTGAGGTTGGCAAGTGGTCGCGATTGTCGCTCACGGCGTCATGGTTCGACGCGCAGGCAACCAGTATCGCCAGTCGCGACAAGGAACACAGTAAGACATGGCGCGCTGACTTGGTGCCATGGTCGGAAAACAATACCGAAGCGTTTGCGGGACTGCACAACAAGGGTAAGCGCATCGTCATTATCTTTGACGAGGCGTCGGCGATCTCGGATAGAGTGTGGGAGGTGGCGGAAGGCGCGCTTCTTGATGAGGATACTGAGATACTGTGGATTGCATTTGGTAATCCAACGCGAAATAGCGGCAGGTTTCGCGAATGCTTCAGAAAATTCAAACACAGATGGAATGCTCGGCAGATCGACAGTAGAGCGGTAGAGGGCACAAATAAGGATAAGATCGCGCAGTGGTCAGAGGACTACGGCGAGGAATCAGACTTCTTCAAGGTCCGCGTGCGCGGGATGTTCCCCTCGTTGTCGAGTCGACAGTTCATCTCCGATACTGACGTGGCGAAGGCTTACGGGCGCATCCTCAAGCCTGAGCAATACTCCTTCGCCCCGAAGGTGCTCACCGTCGACCCCGCGTGGGAAGGTGATGACGAGTTCGTCATCGGGTTACGGCAGGGCCTCGTCTTCAGAATCCTCGAGCGGTTCGGGAAAAACGACAACGACCTGATCGCGGCGGCCAAGGTCGCGCGCTGGGAAGACGCTGAACAGGCCGACGCGGTGTTTGTGGACGCGGGCTATGGGACCGGCATCGTGTCGGCCGGTCAGGGCCTGGGGCGGGACTGGATGCTGGTGTGGTTCGCCGGGGCGTCGGCCGATCCTGGGTGCCTGAACAAGCGGGCCGAAATGTGGAAGGAGATGCGCGACTGGCTCAAGACGGGCGGGTGTCTGCCGGAGGACCCGACCCTGCGCGATGAGTTACAGGCCCCGGAGACGGTGCCGCGGATCGACGGCAAGATCCAGATCGAGGCGAAGAAGGATATGAAGGCGCGCGGCGTGTCCTCGCCGAACCGGGCGGATGCCTTGGCCCTGTCCTTCGCCTTCCCGGTGTCGAAGCGCAATCCGCTGGATGCCGCCCGCTCCCACCGCGCGCGCGTCGACTACGACCCCTACGCCCGTCGCGAGTAGGTGCGCGTAGTGCCGCGCCGGAGCTGGTAGTCTCGCGCGATGATCGACTATCGCCCTGTCTCGTTCGCGGATTTCATGTCCCAGTCCTCAGCGCTCCTGCAAGATCACTGGGTTGAGGTCCGGCGCAGCGCGACCAACTACGCGCCTGATCCCATCATCGAGGTGTACCAGGCGCTGGAGGCGGATGGCAAGCTGATCGCCTTTGGTGCCTACTGCGATGGTGAGATGGTCGGCTATTCGGTGGCGATCCTGGGCAACCATCTGCATTACCGCTTCCTCTACTGCCAGCACGACGTCCTGTTCCTGCGCAAGGATCAGCGGCGCGGCGGGGTTGGTCTGCGCCTGATGCAGATTACCGAAGAGGCGGCCAAGGAAGCCGGGGCCAAGTTCATGACCTGGCACGCCAAACACGATTCGCCATTCAAGGCGCTACTGGAAAAGCGCGGGTATGGGGTCGAAGAGACGCTGTTCTGGAGGGCGCTGTAATGGCCTGGAGCGCCGCGGCTGCTGCAGTGATGGTGGCTTCCGCCGCCGCGCAACAGAAAGCGCGCCAAGATCAAGAACACGCGCAGCGCAAGCAGGCCGCAGAGGCGCAGAAAGCAGCGGAAGAAAGCGCCCGGGTGCAGGCGGCGCAAGTGTCCCAGAATGCGGCTGACGCGAAGGCGCAAGAAGTCGCGCTGCAGGCCAGGGCCGATGCTGCCCGGGCCAAGGACGAGGCGGAGCGGGCGGCGGCCGCTGCCGCTCCGAAGATCAACACGCGGTCCACCGCGGCAACAGCGCTGGATAATCAACGGGCGAATGCCAACACTCAGTCTGGCACCCTGCTCACGGGGGCTGCTGGTGTGGACCCAGAGACGCTCACGCTCGGCAAAAAGACCTTGCTGGGCGGCGGCTGATGATGCCATCAGTGCCACGTGACCGGTTGGTGACACGCTGGGGCGCGCTCAAGAGCGAGCGCGCATCCTGGATGGCGCACTGGCAAGAGATCAGTGACTACCTGTTACCGCGCTCCGGGAGGTTCTTCGCGTCGGACCGCAACCGCGGCGAGCGCCGGCATAACTCGATCTACGACAGCACGGGCACCCGGGCGTTGCGCATCCTGGCGGCGGGCATGATGTCGGGGATGACCAGCCCGGCGCGCCAATGGTTTCGTCTGACCACTGCAGACACTGATCTGATGGAGTATCAGCCGGTCAAGCTGTGGATGGATAGCGTTACGCAAATCATGCTGGCTGTGTTCAACAAATCGAATACCTACCGGTGCCTTCACACGCTATACGAAGAGCTTGGCGCGTTCGGCACTGGCGCGTCAATCGTGGTTCCCGACTTCTATAACGTCATCCATCATCATTCGCTGACCATCGGCGAGTATTGCTTGGCGACCGATTACCGTGGAAATGTCAACACCCTCTATCGCGAGTTTCAGAAGAGCGTCCATGAGTTGGTAGCGGAGTTCGGTCTGGATAAGGTCAGTTCGCAGGTACGCGCGATGTATGACCGCGGTAACCTCGATGCCTGGGTTACCGTGATTCACGCGATCGAGCCTCGTGCCGATCGCGATCCATCCCGCTCCGACGCTAAGAACATGCCGTGGCGGTCGGTCTATTTCGAGGTCGGCGCGGGCACAGATCAGTACCTGCGTGAGTCAGGGTATCGGCGCTTTCCGGCCCTGTGTCCCCGCTGGTCAGTCTCCGGCGGTGACCTCTACGGCAACAGCCCCGGAATGGAGGCGCTGGGCGACATCAAGCAGCTTCAGCACGCGCAGCTGCGCAAGGCGCAGGGGATCGACTACCAGACGAATCCACCGCTCCAGGTCCCCACCTCGCTGAAGAACCGGAACATGGAGATGTTCCCCGGCGGGATTACCTTCGTGGACGTGACTGGTTCCGGGTCTGCCATCAAGACGGCGTTCGATGTGTCCCTCAACCTCAGTCATTTACTGTCCGATATCCAGGACGTGCGCGAACGCATCCGCGGGGCCTTCTACGCCGACATCTTCTTGATGATGGAGAACCTTGACGGCACGCGCATGACGGCGACTGAGGTGGCCGAGCGGCACGAAGAGAAGCTGTTGATGCTCGGTCCGGTGCTGGAGCGGCTACAAAACGAGTTGCTGGAACCGCTCATCGATATCACCTTCGACGCGATCTTGGACGCGAACCTTGCCTTTCCTGCCCCGGACGAGTTGCGCGGTCACGAATTGAACGTTGAGATGGTATCGATGATCGCGCAGGCGCAGCGCTCCATCGGTACCAACACGATCGATCGGTTCACCGGCAGCCTGGGGGCGGTCGCGCAGATCAAGCCCGAGGTCCTGGACAAGTTTGACCCCGACGCCTGGGTAGACAGCTACGCCAGTTCGCTTGGCCTCGACCCCAAGATCATCGTTCCCGGCGACCAGGTGAAGGCGGTACGGGAACAGCGCGCACAGGCCCAGCAGGCGCAACAGCAGTCCGCGATGCTCCAACAGATGTCGGGGGCCGCGCGGAACCTGGCGGCGGCCCGCACCGATCAACCAAGCGCCTTGACCAGTATTGCCGGGGCACTGCAACAGGGACAGCAAATGTGAACAGAGGCATTGACCCATGCGATATCCGAGCACAGGAGGATGCGGCGTGCGAGGCGCGCGAACGGGAAGCCCTGGCGGCCCAGGTCGCGGAAGAGGACGTGAAGTGGCTGATGTCCAGCAAGCGCGGGCGGCGGATCGTGTGGCAATTGCTCGATACGACGGGCGTGTTTCGGTTGTCCTATACCGGTACGGTCGAGACCTATTTCCGCGAGGGGGCGCGCAATGTGGGGCTGGCGTTGCTGGCTCAAATCCATGATGCGTGCCCCGGGAGCTATGCGACGATGGTAAAGGAGCAAAAGGCATGACGGGCGAAATAACGATTCTCGGCGGCGAGTCCGGCATCCCGGCGGAAACCGATGCCGCCGCGACGACCGATCAAACTGCTGTTGGCTCCAGCGCGGCCGATCAGGCGTCCGCCGGTGCGGTGTCCGACCAGGCGTCTGCGGCTGAATCTGCACCGGCTGCCCTTCCAGGGGCGCCCGATAAGTACGTGTGGACGGCGCCGGAAGGCAAGACGCTCGATCCCCAGACGCTCGACGCCTTCGCCGTGGTCGCCAAGGATCTGAACCTGCCGCAGGATCAGGCGCAACGGGTGGTTGATGCGATGGTCCCGACGATGGCCGCCCGGCAAGCCGAGCAGTTGACGGCGATCAGCGCTCAGTGGGCGGCGCAGTCCAAGGCCGATAAGGAGTTCGGCGGCGACGCCTTCGACGCCAACATGGCGACTGCCAAACAGGCGCTGAAGGACTTCGGCACGCCGGAGCTAAACGCCCTGCTCAACGAGTCCGGCCTGGGTAATCATCCGGACGTGATCCGCTTCATGGTCCGCGCCGGCAAGGCGCTTAGCGCCGACAAGCATGTCGGCGGCCGTGCGGCTCCCGGCGCCGGCAGCGACGTAAAGTCGCTCTATCCCAACAGCAAGATGAATTGAGGTAATCGAGCATGGCAACCTTAAGTGTTGGCGCATTGACGCTCGCGGATTGGGCGAAGCGCGTCAGTCCGGACGGGTCGATCGAGACGCGGATTGCTGAAATCCTGAGTCAGCAGAACGAAATCCTGGAAGATGCGGTATTCCAGGAAGGCAACCTGCCGACCGGTCATCGGGTGGTCATCCGCACCGGGCTACCGACCGTCTATTGGCGCTCGCTCAACATGGGCGTGCCGCGCTCCAAGAGCACCACGGTGCAGGTGGATGAAGCGGTTGGGATGCTCGAAGCCTACAGCGCGGTCGACAAGGACCTGGCCGAACTGAACGGAAACACCGCGGCCTTCCGGCTGAGCGAGGATTCGGCATTCCTTGAGGCCATGAATCAGGCCCAGGCGAATACGATGTTCTACGGCAACCCGGCGAGCGATCCGCGGCAATACCTGGGGATGGCGCCGCGCTACAGCGCGATCAGCGGCGCCGGCAACGCCGCGAACATCCTGGATGCGGGCGGCACCGCGTCTGCCAACACGTCTATTTGGCTGGTACTCTGGGGCGAGAACACCGCGTTCTGCACCTTCCCCAAGGGGTCTAAGGCGGGGCTGGTCAGCGAGGACGATGGCGTACTGACCGTCTACGATGTCAACAACAACCCCTACAAGGCGTATCAGACACATTACCAGTGGAAGAACGGCATGGTGGTCAAGGACTGGCGCTATGTGGTGCGGATCGCCAACATCGACACCGCGACCTTTGCGGCCATGTCCGGCACCCAAGCCACGACGGCGGTAGCCACCAACCTCTTGCACATGATGCTGCGGGCGCTTGATCGCATCCCGAATTTCAGCATGGGGCGGCCGTCCTTTTACATGAATCGATCGGTCTACAGTCTGCTGCGGCGCATGTCCCTGGAAAAGAGCGCGAGTGCCCTGGCCCTGGAGGCGGGCGCCAACCAGTTCGGCACGCCGGTGCGCTGGACCTCCTTCGAGGGGGTTCCGCTGCGCAAGGTCGACGGTCTTCTGAATACCGAATCACGGGTGGTTTAACATGATCCAAGATGCCTTACTGCTCGTGTCTGGGGCTATCTCCAGCGCGAATGTCATCACCGGCCAGACGGTGACCGGGACCGGCAATGTCCTGTCGACCAACACCATCGATCTGTCGCAGGCGCGGGATATCGGTGAAGGTAATGATTGTTTCCTGCGTACCCAGGTCGGCACGGCGCAGGCGGGGTGCACGTCGGTCGAGGTGCAGGCGATTACCGCGGACGATGCTGCGCTCACGTCAAATGTCACGGTGATCGGCACGACGGGGGCCATCCCCTTAGCGTCACTGGTTGCTGGGGCGCGCTTCGTGGTCGATATCAATCCGCGGATCGCATCCAAGGGTCAACGCTATCTGGGCGCGCGCTACGTCATCGTCGGTACCAGCAGCGCCGGTACCTTCGTAACGGATTATGGCCTCGAAATCCAGGATGGCGCCAAGTCATACCCGTCTGGCTTCGCGATCATCTAAGGGGTTATTGCTATGGCGCAGTATCGCGTGATGCAACGCAGCTTCATCAACAATGCAATCGCCGAAGAAGGCGATATCGTCGACTACGATGGGGCGGTGGCCGATAACCTGGAGCCGATCAAACCGGGCAAGTCGGCGAAGAGTCCGGAACCGGCGGCACCGGTGGACGGCGCGGCGTAACCAACTGGGGGCCTGGTGCCCCCGATGACTTCAGGGGGCGCGCATGGCATCGATCGTCGACATCTGCAATCTGGCCCTGTCCCATCTTGGGGATTCGGCCACGGTGTCCAGCATCGATCCGCCTGAGGGATCGGCCCAGGCGGACCTCTGCGCGCGCTTCTTCCCGATCGCCTTGGCGAGTCTGTTGGAGGCTCACTCATGGGGGTTTGCGACGCGCCGTGTCGCGCTGGCGCCGCTGGCGATCTCGGCTGATTCCTTCGGTGCTGCGCTGCCTGGCGGCAGTAACAGTAATCCCATCGTTCAATCTCCGGTGCAATCAATCATTGGTGGCGTCGGTATTACCATTGTTGATCTTGGTAATGGAGTCTACCGCATCAATCGTGATACCACGTCTTCAATTGATGGTGGAACGCCATGATTTCCACGTCGCTAAGCCGATGGTTGCTGACGTTATGTTTTATCTGGTTGGTGCTTTCTGAACCGGCATGGGGCGAGACGATCATACTGCGTCGCGGCCTTGCCGCCACCTGGGCCGCGTCGAATCCAATCCTGGCGGCCGGCGAACCAGGGTATGCCACCGACACCAGCGCCCTAAAGATCGGCGATGGGATGAGGAATTGGAGCGCGTTACCCGTTTATGGCAGCGGCGGCGGGGCAGGCACTTGGGGGAGTATCACCGGGACGCTGACCGCGCAACTGGACCTGGCGGCGGCCCTGGCTGGGCTGGCGCCTATCGCCCATACCCAGGCGTGGAGTTCCATCACGCTGACGCCAACCACGCTTCAGGGCTATGGCATCGCGGACGCGGTGGCATCAACCGATGCGCGGCTGAGCGATGCGCGGACCCCAACGGCGCATCAGCACGCGGGCATCGACATCACCTCCGGCCTGGTCGGAGCGGCGCGGCTGGGCAGCGGGACGGCTGACGCATCGACCTATCTGCGCGGCGATCAGACCTGGGCGAGCGTCGCCGGCGGGGGCGCCACGCAGGCGTTCGGGACCCTGGCAGTCTCTGGCCAAACCTCTGGCCAAACGAATATCGTGGCAGATGCCGCTCCCGATACTTTGACCTTGGTGGCTGGAACCAACGTCCAAATCACGACCGATCCCGTGGCCGACGGGCTCACGGTGTCCGCGGTGCACAACCACACCGGGATCTACGATCCGAGCGGGACCGCGGCAAGCGCGGTCGCTGCTCATGCCGGTACCGGCGGCACGGCACACGCGAACGCCATCGCGGCGGGTGCGGCGGGGTTCATGACCGGGGCCGACAAGACGAAACTGGATGGCATTGCCGCGGGCGCCACAGTGGAGGGCGCAACGGGAGATGCCTTTGCCACCTCGCACCTGTCGGCCTTCAACCATGCCCTGATCGCGTCCGCGCTCCAGCCGGCGGCCGTTGGCGTCTCGGTGCAGGGGTATTCCGCAGCGTTGACGACCTGGGCGGGGACCTCGCCCGCGGCGTTCGCGACCGCCGCCCAGGGCATTGATGCCCGAACGCCGACTAGTCATTCGGCTACTCACGCCTTAGGGGGCGCCGATCCGGCCCTGCTCGCCGGTACCTATGCCCTGACCGATTTAGGCAACATCGGCGATGCGACGCTGCCCGCCAACGGCACCGTTTACACCGGCACCGTTACGACCTCGGGCACGTTGACGATCTCAAGGCCGGCGGCGGGGGTGCGGGTGACAACGCTCTTTCTGAGCGGCGATGGGACCCATGAGCTTGCGGTAGGCGGGGTCCAGAAGTGGCCCGGCGGCACTCCGTTCGGCCTCAAGCCGGCGATCGGCGAGTTGTGGCCGATCACCATCATCTGTGCGCCTACCTGGTGCACCATCTCCACCCGGAGTTATTACTGATGCGCAAGCGCACGCTGATCCTGGGGCTGGTCGCGGCCTGGGCCGCGGTGACTGGCGGGCTGGAACTGCCGCGCGTCGCGCAGGCGATGTACGGCCGCGCCGCGCCGCATCCGGCGCCGGTCGCGCGCATCACGGTCCGGGCCCCTGCCACCGTGCACCGGGCCGGGGCGCTGTGCGGGGATGGCGCCGATTGCCGGCGCAATCCGCACTGGCCGGCGTGGCCGCCGGGGGTGCCGGCCCCGGGGCGTGAGTCGGCGGTGCTGGTCGGCGACCTGCTGGGCAGCGGCAACCTGGTGTGGAGCGCCCGCGAGGCCACTTTCAGCGGCGATGTCATTAATGAGGCCGGTGGCAACCTCACGCTGGAAATTGAGTCTGGGCTGATTCAGACGCTGGCAGGGTCCAATACCTACACCGGCACGACCGCGGTCCGCACCGGCGGGACCTTAGTCGCCAGTTGGCTCGCTTCCATGGGGGTGGAGATTGAGACGCACGCGCGCGTGTATTTGACGGCCGCGTGGATGCCAGCGGCGGATACGGTGCTGACCTTCGGCGCCGGGGCGCCGGCCGGCCTGCTGGTGTGCGCCGGGACCCTCACGGCCCCCGCGGGCGGGCTGGTGACGGTGACCGGTACGCCGTCGATACTGCCGCAGCGGCTGATTGTCGCGACGGCGCTCACAGGTAGCTGGACCGCCGGCGACTTGCCGGCGGGCACCCATCTGGAACAGGGCGCTGCCGATCTGTGGTTGGTCAGCAACTGATGGCGCCGCTGCTCTATCGGCTGGTGGGTGAGTCCCTGGAGCCGCTCGAACTCCATCATGTAGTGCACGTCGCTGGCCGTTACAGCGTATCGGTTGCCGGCCTGCTGTCGCGCCTGGGTGAAGGAATGCTGAGCGTCGCTGACGCGGCGGCGTCCGGCCTGCTGCTGCCGGAGCCCAACCCGGCCCCCGCCCCCTGGGGCGCGGTGCCAACCCTGGGGCAGGACGCCCAGGGGCGCGCCTGCGTGGTGCTGGTGCCGCGGCCCGCGCCGCCGCCCCCGGAGCCGCCGCCCGCGCCGGAGCCGCCGCCCCAGCTTACGCTGCCGGTGGCGGTCGAGGCCCTGGAAGCGGCCTATGCCGCGCGGCTGGCCCAGGGCTGGTGGTACGAGCATGACCTGGGCCAGGGCGCGCAGTGGTATCTGTACGCCGGGCTGCCGGCGGATACCCGCGCGCTGCTGGCCGGCGCGGTGCTGGTGGCCCAGCGGCGGGTGGCGGCCGGGGCGGCGGACGCCTTCCAGTATCGCTGCATCGCGGCGGCCGAGGTCGCCGCGGGCTGGCCGCCAGTGCTGCGCACGCACACGCTCGCCCAACTGCAGGCGGTGATGGACGCCGGGGCTACGCTGCTCGGGATCGCGGGCCAGATCTACGATGTGGCCCGGGCACAGATGGATGCGGCGCTCGACCAGATAGAGTTGGAGTCTGCATTGGGTAACGCAGAGGTTACCTTGGCGGGCGCCTGTCTGCCCCCTGTGAGTGAGCCATGACATCCTTCGACTACGCCTACGCCGCACCGGCCGATGCCGTCAATATCCTGGCCATCTTGCCGCCGGGGGCTACCGACGATTACCAGATGGCAGGCTTTCCCGTGCCGGTCCCCTTCTCGCAAGAGATCGGCGACGACGGAATGCCCCTGATTTACACCGACCAGGCGGCGGCCGTGTGTCGGTATGTGGCCTACGTGAACGATCCTGCGCGCTTTAGTCCGTTGTTCACGATGGCCTTGTCTTGGCACCTGGCGGGATTCCTTGCCGGGCCGCTACTCAAGGGGACGGCGGGGGCTGCGATGGTCAAACACTGCACGGCGATGATGCAACAGTACCTCGCTCAGGCGGTAGCGTCAGACAGCAATCAGGGGCCGGTAAATCGCGCCTTTGTCCCATCCTTGATTTCCAGGCGTTAAAGCCATGGGCAGCGTCCGAACCATTCAGCGCTCGTTCGGTGGAGGCGAGGTCTCGCCGGAACTGTGGGGGCGCTCCGACGACTCCAGTTATGCGTCCGGCCTGGCTACCTGTCGCAACTTCGTCACCAAGGTCCAAGGTCCGGCCGAGAACCGGGCCGGGTTTGAGTTCGTCTGTGAAGTGAAGGATTCAACCAAAGCGGTGCGCCTGATCCCGTTCACCTATTCTTCAACCCAAACCATGGTGATTGAGATTGGGGCCGGATATTTCCGCTTCCATACCCAGGGCGCTACGCTGATGGATGGCGACGTGCCCTATGAGATTGCCAACGCCTTCGCGGAATCTGATCTGTTTGATATCCACTATGTGCAGTCCTCGGATGTGATGACACTGGTTCATCCGCTGCACCCACCGGCGGAACTGCGCCGACTCGGGGCGCTCAACTGGCAATTGATTAGCGTTAGTTTCGGTACTTCGCTCGTGCCTCCGGGTAACGTCATTTTGACACCGGTCGGAGTTCCGACGGGGGTGGGCCTTTATCTTTATCGATATGTCATCACGACGGAATCGCTTGATCGCCTCAACGAGTCGCGGCCGAGCGGAGAAATTGCGTGCGCCAACAATCTTGGGTATACCGGGTCCAGGAATGAGCTAGTCTGGTCTTTTGTCGCGCCGAATATCTATTACAACATCTATAAAGAGATGGGTGGGTTATATGGCTTTATCGGCCAGACGGCGGAACTGGCGTTCATCGACGCCAACATTTCACCTGACCTGAGTAAAACCCCGCCGCTTCGTGATTATGCACTCACAAAAGTCAACAACTACCCGGCGGCCGTGTCCTACTTCGAGCAACGCCGGTGTTTTGCCGGGACGCTGAATAAGCCGCAAAACCTGTGGATGACGCAATCAGGAACGGAGTCCGGAATGTCATACTCATTACCGACGCGCAACGATGATCGTATTTCTGTAAGGGTCGCCGCGCGTGAGGCCAACATCATCAGGCACATCGTGCCCCTGAGTCAGTTGTTGTTGCTGACCAGCGCCGCGGAATGGCGCGTCGGCTCGGTTAATTCCGATGCTATTACCCCGGCATCAATCAACGTCAGCCCGCAGTCTTATGTCGGCGCGTCAAACGTCCAGCCGTGCATTGTCAACAACTCACTGGTCTATGCGGTAGCGCGCGGCGGGCACATGAGAGAGTTGGCCTATTCCTGGCAATCCAGCGGATTCACCGGCGGCGATCTGTCGCTACGCGCGGGGCATCTGTTCGACGGGCTGAACATCATCGACATGGCCTATGCCAAGGCCCCGATTCCGCTGGTGTGGTGCGTCTCCTCCGGCGGCAACCTGCTGGGGCTGACCTATGTCCCGGAGCAACAGGTAGGCGCCTGGCACCGGCACGACACCGACGGGGCCTTTGAGTCGGTTGCCGTGGTCGCCGAGGGCCTTGAGGACGTGCTTTACGCCGTGGTGGCCAGAACCATCAACGGCACCGCGGTGCGCTACATCGAGCGGATGGCGTCGCGGCGCTTCGCCACCCCGGCGGACGCCTTCTTTGTCGACTGCGGCCTTACCTACCGCGGAGCCCCGGCGGTCCGCATCAGCGGCCTGGACTACATCGAGGGAAAGACCGTCAACATCCTCACGGACGGTGCGCCGCATCCGCAGCGGGTTGTCAACGGCGGGGCGGTCACGCTCGACTATCCCGCCGCAGTGGTCACCGTGGGGCTGCCGATCGTGGCGGACCTGCAAACGCTCCCCATGGCCGTGCAGGTTGACAGCGCCTTGGGGCAGGGGCGGGCGAAGTCGGTCAACCGCGTGTGGTTGCGGGTCTGGCGATCGTCCGGGATCTGGGTGGGGCCCGACGCGGATCACCTGGTGGAGTCCAAGCAGCGCACCACAGAGCCTTTCGGGTCACCGCCCGCGCTCAAAAGTGCCGAGGTCGAGGTGGTCCTGTCCGCCACGTGGGCACAGGATGGGCAGATATTCATCCGGCAACGCGACCCGTTGCCGCTGACGGTGGCATCGCTGGCGGCCGAAGTGGCCTTGGGGGGATAGATGGGTTACGGCGGTGTGGTATCCAGTGTCCTGGGGGCGGTTTCATCTGCCCAAGGGGCGCTCAGTTCCGCGAAGACCACGCAGGCCAACCTGCGCTTGCAGGCGATCGAATCCGACGCCCAGGCCACCTACGCCAAGACGCAAGCGGCCATGGCCAGGGCCAATGCCGGATTGGTCCGGGCGACCGGCAACGTCAATGCGCAGATGGCGACCCTGACCGGGGAGACGAACGCCCGCACCGCCGAAGCCGCAGCGGCGAACGCCCTGGAAATCGGGCAAGACCAGGTGGCCGCCCTGACCCTAAAGGCAGGCCAACTCAAGGGGGCGCAGCGGGTTGCACTGGCGGCCAACGGAATCGCCATCAACGAGGGCAGCGCGCGCGAGGTACAGGCCAGCACCGACGTGCTGAAGCAGGCCGACATGGACACCCTCACCGCCAATGCCGCCCGGTCAGCCTGGGGGTATCGCACGCAAGCCGCGAACGATCGGACCGCGGCCGACTGGCAGGCGCTCAACTACCAGAACAACGCGGCGAACGAGGCGCGCAACCTCGACCAAGGGGCACAGATGCAAGGGATCACGGCCGCGAGCTACGAGCGCTCGGCCGGCTCCCAGTTGGCGACCGCCAGGGCGATCAGTCCCAACCTGGCGGCGGCCACATCACTGCTCGGGAGCGCGGGCAGCGTGGCATCGTCCTGGTACCGCTACAGGAAGGAAATACAGGACAGTAAGAAGGAGAAAAAGCCGTGAGAGTCCCTGAGTATGGCGGCTTCCAGGCCCAGACATCGGCGGCGCCTCAGCCCCAGATGACCGCACCGAAACTGACCGACACGCCGTTCACTGCCACTGCGCCCCGGATGGAGATTACCCCACAGCACGACATCGCGGGCGCGCAGGCCGGGGCCCTGGGGCAAGCAGCCGCGAATCTCGGGCAACATCTGAGCGCCATCGGTACCGACATGGCGCACGAGGCCAATCAGTATCGGTTGGCGGACGCAACGAATCAGGCGCAGGTGCACATCCAGGACCTGACCTACGATCCGAAGACGGGCTACACCAGCCTGCAGGGCAAGGACGCGCTGGAGCGGCCCGACGGCAAGCCCCTGGCCGATGAGTACGGCGCCAAGCTCAAGGGCAAGCTCGACGAGATCGCCGGCACCCTGGGCAACGACGCGCAGCGCCGGGCCTTCGCCCAGACCTCGGCCAACCTCATGGCGCAGTTCCACGGGCAGGCCCTGGCGCACGAGGCGCAGCAGTTCAAGGTCTACAAGCAGAGCGTCACCAGTGGCACGGTGGACACCGCGGCGCGTCAGATTGGGCTGGGGTGGTCTGATCCCGCTATCACGGATGAGTCGATCGGCAGGATTGCCGCGGCGACCCGCATCCAGTACGCAGGGATGGACCCGACGTTCGTAATGGCCAAGACCATCGAGGCCGTAAGCCCGGCGGCCAAGCTCGCCATCGAAAGCGCCCTCGACAACCATCAACCCGACATGGCGGCGGCCTACCTGAACCGCTACTCGCAGTTCATGGGCGAAGACGACATCTACACGACGAACCTGCGCATCACCAAGGCGAAGGACGCCCAGGCGGCGCTCGGGGCCGCGGCCGACGTTATGCAGTCATCGCAGCCGGCCACACCGCTCGATCATCTGTTCGACGCGCTGTTGTGGTCGGAGTCCAGGAAACAGCACTTCGGCCCCGATGGGCGCCCGACCACCAGCCCCAAGGGGGCGATCGGGATTGCACAAATCATGCCTGCTACCGGCCCGGAGGCGGCCAGGCTCGCGGGGGTGGACTGGGACCCGGAGCTATTCAACCGCGGGAGCACCGGCGACCCGGCCAAGGACGCCGCAGCGCAGGCCTACAACCTGAAGCTCGGCCGGGCCTACTTCAGCAACCAGTTGTCCCAGGCGGGCGGGGACCCGGCGAAGATGCTCGCCGCCTACAACGCCGGGCCGGGCAGCGCCAAGAAGGGCACCGGGCTGGCCGGGGCGATGCGCAAGGCGGCGGATGCCGGTCAGCCGGACGCCTGGTTGAACTACACCCCCCAGGAAACGCAGGACTACGTGAAGAACACCCTGGCGCGCGCCAAGTCGGCGCAGGACAGCCCCGCGGCGCGGCCCACGCTGGAAGACCACTATGCCCGGTTGCAGGCCCATCCAAGCGTTGCCGGCAGCCCCGAGCGACTGAAGCTCGCGCAGAGCGAAATCGACGGGCAGGTGTCCCGGCAGACCGCGGCCATCAAGCAGCGCGAGGCGGAAGGCGTTACCGCGGCCATGCGCGAACTGGAGCAGAACGGCGGAAGCCTGGCCGGCCTCTCGGGGAACGCCGTGGCGGGTATCCCCGCGGGGCGGATGGGCGAGATCAAGGACTATGCCGCCAAGCTCGCCAAGGGCGTGCCGGTGGAAACCGACATGGCCCTCTATGGGCATCTGACCGCGAACCCTGATGAGTTGGCGAAAAAGTCGGATGCGGAGTTCGGCGCCCTGTCGGCGAAGATCGCCAAGGGCGATTTGGCGGTGCTCGCGGCCAAGCGCGCCAAGGCCCTGAACCCGACGGCGACCGCGGTCACCAACCCGGGCGAACTGAATTCGCCTGCCATCAAGAGCGGTTTGGATGAGCGGCTGCGGATGCTCGGCATGGACCCCACCCCGAAAGATGACAGCCCTGACGCCGGGCGGGTCGGGGCCATCCGGCAGTTCGTCGATCGTTCGATGCTGGATGCGCAGGCGCAGGGCGGCAAGAAGTTCACGGATGCGGAAGTCAACGCGCACCTGGACCGACTGTTCGCGCAGAACGCCGTCACTCCCGGCGGCTGGTTCTCGGCCGACACCTCGGGGCCGATGCTCGCGCAGAAGGTCAGTGACATCCCCAGCGAAGCGCGCAATGGCATCAAGGCGGCCTTCGTTAAGGCGGGGGTATCGAACCCAACGGACGGGCAAATCATCACCGCCTACTGGACGGCGATGACAAAGCGGGGCGGACGATGAGCGAGTGGGACGACGCGGTAAGCGCGACGATGGGGGCGGCGGCGCCGGTATCGCCGGCGCTCGATGCACAGCCCCCCGGGGCGGCGACAGCCCCTGGTCAGGCCCCAAGCCAAGCCCCCGACTGGGATGCCGCCGTTGCCGCGTCAATCCAGCCTCAGGCCACTCCCGCCCGCGCCGGCTACCTGGCGGCCCAGGGCACCAACCCCGACCAGTACGCCGCCGCACAGGACCTGGCCCGCCGGCTCGGGGTCCCGGTGCAGACCGCCATGGGCGCCGAAGGCGAAGGGCTCAAGCGCAAGCTGGCGATGGGCGAGATCGACTTCGACAAGATCGCCCGCGAGCAACCGGCGACGAACAACCGGCTGGCTAACCCCGACCAGGCGAAGCTCATGCACGACGACGTGCACACCCTCACCGGGGTGGAACAGGCCGTGCAGCCGACCAAGGGCCTCCTCGCGGACATCGCCGGAATGCCGATGGAGTTCGCGCGGGGTTCCGGCGGCGCGACCACGCGCGCGGCGGCGGCCCTCAACACCGTGCTTGGCGCCTTCCCCGTCGTGGCCGACGCCACGGCCAACCTGTTCGGCGCCAAGACCACGGCGGCCGAAGACTGGTGGTTCTCCAACATGGTCGCGCCGACGGTCGCGCGCCAACCGCTGTTCGCCCCGGCCCCCGACGCCGGATTCCTCGGCAAGGCGGCCAACACCGCCGGCTCACTGCTCGGGGTCCTGTCGCAGATCGTGCTGAGCGGCGGCGGCGGGGCGGCCGTGCCCTTGTCCGGGACGGCCGCGGCGGGCATCGTCCCGGCGGCTGAAGCCACGGCGGCCGACGTCATCGCGGGCGCGGTCGCGCACGGGTCCAAGGCCATGCTGTTCCCGGCCCTGACCGATGCGGTCAACACCGCGCGCGAGGTCCACGGCGCGACCGGTGATCCCTGGGCGGCGGCGCGCGCGGCGCAGGTGCAGTATCTTGCCACCACGGGTATGGGCGTCCTGCCGATGTCGGTGCCGGGCGGCCTGGTCAAGCGGATGGCGTCCGGCGCGCTCTCGGGCATGACGGCGGGCGAGGCCTCGCGGGCCGCGATGAATCTTGCGCTCCCCGTCCAGATGCAACAGCCGTTCACCGGTGAGGGCCTGGCCCTGTCCGCCCTGGCTGGTTCGGTCCTGGCGCTTGGCGGTCCCCGGGGGGAGGTCAAGGGCTATCAAGATGCCGTGCGGCGCACCTACACCGCGGCGGCCAAGGCGCAGCAGGCACAGGCCGACGCGGCGCGGCTCGGGACCCTCGGGCAACTCTCCGCGGCCAGCAAGTACCGGGAGCGCGATCCCGCGGCCTTTCACCAGTTCGTGCAGGATGCGGGCGAGGGCGGCGGGCTCAAGGAGGTCTATGTGGACGTGGCCACCCTGGGCGAGGTCCTGCATCAGGCCGGCGTCGACCGGGCGGCCCTGGCGGCCAAGCTCCCCGACCTGGAAGCCCAGATCCATGAGGCCGAGCAGACCGCGGGCATGGTCCGCATCCCGGTGGCAGACTACGCCACCCACATTGCCGGCGGGCCGGTCGATGCCGCGCTGCTGCCGCATCTGCGCACCGACCCGGACGGGATGACCTTCAGCGAGGCGACCGCCTTCCACCAAGGCCAGGTCGAGTTGTTCACCCGAGAGGCCGACCGGGTGTTGGCGCAGCACGAGTCCGACACCGCGTGGAAGACCTCCAGCAACGAGGTACGCGACCACATCGCCGAGCAGTTGACGGCCACCGGGCGCTTTACGGCTGATGTGGTGCGGGTCTACGCCGACCTGCATCAGGCCTTCTTCGAGGTCCTGGCGGACCGGATGCGCACCACACCGGACGCGGCCTACGCCCAGTTTGGGGCGCGGATCGTGGCCGAGTCGCTGGGCGGCCGCGGGCTTCACCAGCCGGAGGGCGAGAGTGCCACGGCACCGGAACAGCCGCGGGTGGGTCCGTTCGGGCCGATCCTTACAGAGCATGTGCACGACGCCCAGGGGGCCGTTGCCAAGCTCATGGAGATGAAGACCGGCGAGGCGGTAGGGGCGCTACATCACCCGGAGATAGGGGACATTGATCTGGTGTGGGGCCAAGAGGGGACCGGTCATCACGACGGCTATGGCCTGTCAAAAATCGTTGCTTGGCACCCCGAGGTGGTCAACAACTTGCAGTCGATAATTTCAGGGATGCGGGTTACGAAGCGCAGCGCAAATCGGGCTCAACTGGAGTCGGAAAGCCACCAAGGAGCCGTTCGGCTTCAGTGGGACGGACAGTCAAAGCATTGGTTGTTAACTGCTTTCGAGAAAGGTAAGGAGGGGGACGGAAGCGGCGCCGAACCGAGGACAGACACGCCCGGCACTGGTAAGAAAGGTGACTCGCTTTCTCTCGCTCCCGCATCAATTGTAGAGCAGCAGATCAGTAAGTTCTACCAGAAGACCGGTGCCCCCCGCGGCGCCTACGACCCGGCAACCCGCACCATCGCCCTCCTGAAAGACGCCGACCTGACCACCTTCACCCATGAGTCGGGCCACTTCTTCCTCGACACCTACGCCAAGCTCGCGGCCCTGGCCGACGCCCCGGCCGGGGTCCGGGCGGACGTTGACGCCCTGCTGCGCTGGTTCGGCATCGAGGGCGCGCCCGAGTTGTCGGCCCTGGACGCCTGGCACCTGATGGACCTGGACGCGCAGCGTGCCCATCACGAGACCTTTGCCCGCGGCTTCGAGCAGTACCTGTTCGAGGGCAAGGCCCCGAGCGTCGAACTCAACGGGGTCTTCGGTCGCATCCGCTCATGGATGGTGCGCGTCTACCAGAGACTCGAGGCCCTGGGCGCCCCGCTCACTGCCGAGGTGCGGCAGGTCTTCGGCCGGATGCTGGCGAGCGAGGATGCCATCAAGACCGCCGAGCACGCGCGCGGCTATGCCGAACTGTTCAGAACCCCAGAGGACGCGGCGCGGCTCGGGATCGACCCGGCCGAGTACCGGGCCTATCAGGAGCAGGGCCGGGAGGCGACCGCGGATGCGGTGGGCGATCTGCAAGCGCGGGCCGTGCGTGACCTGCGCTGGCTCACCAACGCCCGCAACAAGGCCCTGGCCCAGGTGCAGCGGGAGGCGCGCGGACTGCGGCAGGCGGCCCAGATGGACGCCCGGCGCGAGGTCATGTCGCAGCCGGTCTATCGGGCGTGGCAGTTCCTCACCAGCAAGCTGGGGGTCGACGACAAGTTGCCGTCTGCTGAGCGGCCCAAGTCCGATCCAAAGACCCTGGACCCGGCCGCCCTCAATGCCGGGCGCCTGGATGAGGGCGCCCTTCACGAGGTCCTGGTGGAGAGCGCCGCGACCCCGGAAGACGGCGCGCGCATCGCCGCCCGGTTGGCGGCTGAGAAGATGATCGGCACGGGCGGGATGCACCCTGACATCGTGGCCGACCTGTACGGGTTCGACTCCGGTTCTGACCTGGTGCGGGCCCTGGCCGATGCCGCGCCCCCCAAGGCGGCCATCGAGGCGGCAACCGACCGGCTCATGCTGGAGCGCCACGGCGACGTAGCCACCCCCCAGGCCATGGCGCGGGCGGCCGAGGAGGCGATCCACAGCGATGCGCGGGCGCGCGTCATGGCGACCGGCATGAAGCTGCTGGGCAAGCTGGCCGGACCGGCGCGCGAGATCGCCCGGGCGGCCAAGGAAGCGGCAGAGGCGGCCATCGGCGCCAAAAGGGTTCGGGATCTGCGCCCCCTGCAGTACACCGCGGCCGAAGGCAAGGCCGGCCGGGCTCTGCTCAAGGCCATCGAGAAGGGCGACATCCCGCGGGCGGCACAGTTGCAGCGGGCGCAGTTGCTCAACAACCGGCTGGCCCGGGCGGCGGGGGAGGCATCAAAGGAGGTTGGCGGACTGCTCGCGCAGTGGGGCCGGTTCTCGCGTCGCGCCGATGACCGGCTAAAAGGGTCCTATGACATGGACCTGGTGAACGCGGTGCGGTCGATCCTCGGGCAATACGGCGTGGCACCAATCCAGGCCAAGAAGGCCGGCGAGTACCTGGGCGTGCTGGAACGCGAGGACCCCGACACCTACGCCACCGTCGCCGCGGCGGTACAGCGCGCAGAGGCCGGCGCCAAGCCGTTCCAGCAGATGACGGTCGATGAGGTGCGCGGCCTGGCGGCCGACGTGGACGCGCTCCTGCACCTGGCGCGGCGCTCCCGGCAGGTAGAGACCGACGCGGGCCGGATGGCGCTCGATCGCGTGAAAGACCACCTCGTGGGGCGCCTTGAGGACATCGGGATTCCTGATCGCGTACCCGGCGAGGGCCACGCGGTGACGCCCGGCGAAGAACGGATGGCGCAGTTCCGCACAGCCCTGGCGTGGGTGACGCGGGCCGAGGCGTGGGTGGGACGGATGGACGGGGCTCAAGCCATGGGGCCGTTCCGCCGCTTCCTGTTCAACCGCATCAAGGACGGCGCAGACGCCTACCGCCGGGACAAGGGGATCTACCTGAAGGAATACCGGGATCTGCTTGACCGGGTTGCGCCGACGCTGACGGGCGGGAAGATCGCGGCGCCTGAACTGGGTTACCGCTTCGGCGAGGCGCAGAAGAATTCTGCGATCCCCGAGATACTGCACGCCATCCTGCACACCGGCAACGAGTCGAACGCGCGCAAGCTGCTGCTCGGCCGCGGCTGGGGGGAAGAACGCCCAGACGGCACGCTGGACCGCTCCCGGTGGGATGCCTTCATCGCGCGCATGATCGCAGAGGGCAAGATCACCAAGGACCATTTCGACTTCGCGCAAGGCGTCTGGGACCTGTTGGAGCGCCTGAAGCCGGCGGCGCAGCAGGCGCACCGCGACGCCTATGGGCGCTATTTCGCTGAGGTCACCGCCGACCCGGTAGCAACCCCGTTCGGGGAGTACCGGGGCGGGTACGTGCCGGCCAAGACTGATCCGCGCGTCGTCAAGGATGCGGCGCTGCGTGAACTTCTCGACAAGGAAAATGCGGGGATGGCCTACGCCTTCCCGGCGACATCCAAGGGGTTCACCAAGGGGCGCGTCGAGTACAACAAGCCCTTGCTGCTGGACCTGCGCTCGCTCGCCCAGCACATCGACCAGGTGTTGCTGTTCTCGCATCTCGACAACCCGGTGCGCGACACCCAGCGGATTATCCGCGCGATCGGCGGTCCGCTGGAGCGGGTCCAGCCCGGCGTCGTGTCAGGGATGCTCATCCCCTGGCTGAACCGCACCGCCAAGCAGCAGGTGGTAACGCCCGTCAGCCATGATGCGGGGATGTCGCGGTTTTTCACGGTGCTGCGGTCGCGGGCCGGGGCCGCGGCGATGTTCGGCAACATCTCGAACGCGCTGCAGCAGGTGTCCGGATTTGGCCTTGCCGCGCTCAAGGTCCCCCCGGGTCACTTGCTGTCGGCCATGGTCGATTATGCGAAACATCCCCGTAAGCTGGCCGCGGCGGTAGCTGATGCCTCTATTTACATGAAGGATCGGCTTGACAGTGACACCATGAGCATGAGCGATGACATCAGGCAAATACTGATGAACCCGTCAGTCTTGGCGCGCGCGCAAGATTGGACGCTGCGCCATGCTTACTTCATGCAACTGGCCGTTGATAGCGTAATGAGCCCGGTAGTATGGACGGGCGCCTATAACCATGCTATTGCTAAAAGCATGAGTCATGCCGATGCGGTACGCCTGGCCGACTCAGCGGTGCGCGAAACCCAAGGCAGTTTCCTCCCGGAAGACGTGAGCCGGATCGAAGCGGTAAACGCTTTTACCAGGCTGTTCACCCAGTTTGCCGGCTACTTCAACACCTGGGCCAACCTGCTTGGCACCGAATTCTCTAAGGTCACCCACGAGGCGGGGCTGGCGCAGCAATACCAGCGCGGTTTCTATGTCTTCATGGTGGGCTATCTGGCCCCCGCGGTGGTCGCCGAATTGGTGACTCAAGTATTTCGTGGCGGACCGCATGATAATAACGACGATGGAAGTTATCTTGATGACTGGTTGCGGCAATTATTCGTAATTGGACCCGTGCGCAGCGCAACCGCGATGATCCCAATCGGCGGGTCAGCCATCAACGCGGGTGTTAATACTTGGAATAGCAAGCCCTATGATGATCGCATCGCCACCTCACCGGCAATCTCAATGATTGAGGCGACGGTAAGAGCGCCGGTATCGGCCTATGACGCTATCGTGAATGGCAAGAGCGGCCAGAAGGCCATCCGCGACGTGGCCACCTTGATATCTCTGACGATCGGGGTCCCTCTTACGTTGCCCGCGCGGCCGGTCGGTTATCTCGCGGACGTGGCCGGCGGGAAAATCCGCCCGTCCGGCCCCGTTGATCTTGCCCGCGGCGTCGTAACGGGGATCGCCAGTCCGGGCAGCAAGGACTAAGTGCGCGTACTGACGCCCCGCGGCGCTATCATGTCCACAACCAAACCGGAGCGCCCCGCCCCATGACGATTGCCGCGACCCTGCGCAAGGCCGGACCCTATGACGGCACCGGTGTGCGGACTCTGTTCCCGTTCCTCTTCAAGGTGTTCGTCGCGTCTGACCTGCTGGTCATCCGCACCGATGCCGCCGGCACCGAGTTCACGCTGGTGTTGGACCACGACTACACCGTCTCTCTGTCGCAGGATCAGGACGCCAACCCGGGCGGGTTTGTGATACTCACCGAAGCCGCAGCAGTCGGCGAGTTGGTGACCCTCACCAGCGCCGTGCCCTACATCCAGCCGCTACAGTTGACCAATTCGGGGGGATTTTACCCAAGCGTCATCAACGCGGCCTTCGATCGCGTGTGTATGCAGATTCAACAACTCGCTGAGCAATCTGCCAGAACCTTCAAGGTTCCTATTTCGTCGGTTCCTGCCGCCGTGTTTTCGATCATGGAGTATCTCAATGCGTCAAGTATTGCCGCCACTCTCGCCAATACCGCCGCGGTCAATGCTGGGATCTCTGCGGAGGGCGCCCGGCGATACTATGAAGCAACCATGGCGGCAGCGGAGACAGCACTGGGGTTGCGGGAGCCGGTAGACCTGGCGATTGCCTATATCGACTTGCACTCCGTGCCGCGGATAACCTTCGAGGCCATGTATACCGCCGGCGGGTGGAACATGGGCGGGCTTCCCGGTGCTGGTCTGGCGTTCAGTAGCGAACGCGGCGCTTCCCGCGCGGCCAGCTTCGCATTTGGCACCTCTACGATTGATCTTGGTGCGCCAACTTAGGTAACAAATATGCCTGACCAGATACAATGGCGCGGCGGCAGCACTGCCGAGCACGCGGTTTTCACCGGCGCGGTGCGCGAGATCACCGTCGACACGACCAAGAAGACGTTGGTGGTACATGACGGCGTGACGGTGGGCGGCTTGCCCTTGATGCGCGAGGACATGGCGAACTCAACCGCGTCAGTGGGTGTGCTGCAAAACCTGAGCGGGCATTCCGGCGCGCTCATCACCAACGGGGTGTCCTTATCCTGGCTTGACGGACCGCTCGGAGAACGGAACTTCATCCACAACAGTTGCTTTTCCGTCAACCAGCGGGCCAAGTCCGGAACGGTGACGCTCGCGGCCGGCGCCTATGGCCATGATCGCTGGAAGGCTGGGGCAACCGGTTGCACCTATAACTTTGCGGTAGTCGCCGGTCTGACGACGGTGACAATCACGGCGGGATCGCTGATCCAGGTCATCGAGTCGTGCAACCTTCCGGGCGGCACCGGCAACTGCACGCTGTCGTGGACCGGCGCCGCGCTGGGTAAGATCGGCGGCGGCAGTTACGCGGCCTCACCGATTATCGCCGCAGTGACCGGCGGCGCTAACCTCAATGTCGAGTTCTACGCCGGGACCCTGACCAAGGTCCAGCTTGAACCGGGGTCAGTCGCTACCCCGTTTATTCGCCCGAATTATACTGATGACCGGCGGCGGTGCCAGCGGTATTACCAACAGATAGGCGGAAAAGTCGCTGGCGACATCTGGGTCAATCAGTATACCGCGGTCGGCGGAACTGAGATTGTAGGAACTTATTCGTTCGGAACAGAAATGGCTAGAATTCCGACGATGACGGTGGTCGGTACCTGGACGGTGCTGCGTGCGGGGCAGCCGACGGTTATCACCGTCACGCCATTTAATTTCGTGTGGCAAGCATCATCAACAACTGTCGGGGTTGCCAGTGTGGCATCGACGTTGACCGCGTATTTTACAGCATCTGCTGAGCTGTAATGGATCTTGCAGAAGAACGCAGAGCAAACCCAACCTGCGCCGAAGAGGTTTCGCTCATACGTCACCAGGTGAATGCCTTAGTCGACGAAATAAACGCTGACCGTATCTGGCGTGATACTCATGAAAGAGAAAGCGCTGTCTGGCGTGATACTCATGAAAGAGAAAGCGCTGATTTGATGGCAATGCAGCATGAAATACAGTCGCTGATTGATGCTCTTGGATGGATGCGTACCACGGTTCGCATTGTCAAATGGGGGGGCGGCGCACTATTGGCCTTGCTGCTGTTGTTCAATGAAGCGATCCCGTGGCTCGACAAGATTAATTGGCGGAAATGAGCGCTTACACCCTCAGCGACAAATCGCGCTCCCGATTGATCGGCGTGCATCCTGATCTGGTGCGCGTGGTCGAGCGGGCAATCCAGATAACCAGCACGGATTTCGCGATCTCTGAAGGGCTGCGCACCAAGGCACGTCAGGCCGAGTTGGTGCGGGCCGGCGCCTCCCAGACCCTGCGCAGTCGCCACATCGACGGGCACGCGGTGGACCTGGTGGCCCTGGTGGGTGGCGTGGTCCGCTGGGACTGGCCCTTGTACGCGCGCCTGGCCAAGGCCATGAAGGCCGCCGCGGCCGAACTGCAGATCCCGCTTGAGTGGGGGGGCGACTGGCGCACCCTGCGAGACGGGCCCCACTTCCAACTGCCTTGGAGCAAATACCCATGATCGCTTACCTCATCGCCCGGGCTCGCGAGGCGTCCACCTGGCGCGGCCTGATCCTCATCATCACATCGCTTGGGATCGTCATCAGCCCTGACCAGGCGGCGGCCATCACTTCCGCTGGTATGGGCCTGGCCGGCCTGGCGGGCGTCGCCCTGCCCGACCTGGCGAAATGATCGCCGACAAATTCCGTCTCCTCTTGCCGTGGAACATTCTGCGGCGCATCTCAACCATTGAAGGAAACTACAACACCATGAGCGAAATCATCAACGAACTTGAAAAGGCGTCCGATGCCAACACCGCTGCTGTGGCGCAGATTGCCATCGATTTCCAGGCCCTCGCCGAGCGCGCTGCGCAGGCTCACTCCGACGGCGACGAAGAGATCCTCAGCGAGGTCTTGACCGAGATGCAGCAGAGCACCGCCGCCCTCGTCGCCCTGCACCCGGTTGCGCCGCAGACCGATCCCGCCGCCGAACTCGCCGGCACCACTGAAGGTTAGGCCCTGAGACGGAAAAGGCCCGCGCGATGCGGGCCTAAATTCGTGGGAATATCGCAAACTGTGTGCTAGAAAAATCAACGATTTAAGCGCGTCCGATATTCCCAGAAAAAGCGCCTTACGTCATGTTATTGTTGCCCATTAGCGCCCGCCTCTTAATCCATCGGTCGTAGGTTCGAATCCTACACGACCCACCAATAAATCAGCCGGTTGGCTTCATTGCTGATCGGCTTTTTTCGTTTATATTCCCAAATTGGTTATCCTCGCGCGGCAGGAACCTGGGCGCAGCGTCAATCATATTCGTTCTATCTCGTTCCGCAAAAATTCAGCCTCGACAAACAACCTACGTCCCTTCTGCATAGTTTTAATGGCTTCGTCAATACGCTCAAGATAATCTTTGTAATTATTTTTATATCCTTTCACGCCATACATTGAAAGCCCATTGTGGTGGTTTGTTGTAATCATTAGATGATGCGTTTTTCTGATCGCAATAACAAAAGATTGCGCGGCCCCTTCCCATCGCTCAAAGGCCAATGTGTCAAACTTACTCATACCGACCTTCTATAGTCAGCCAAGTCAATAACGTAATCAGCCAACGCCCACGCATCCGGATTATGCGAAATGAAATACTTTCGCGCATACCCGCCAATCTCCAGGGCGGCGCGGTCCATCTGGTAGAACTGCGTCTTGCGTTCAGCGGTCAATCCGTCTTCGGCCTCGTCGGCGAACAGCGTCTCATAGTGCACCCCGGCGGATTCCTGGTGGTACAGGCCAACCGCATCAGTCAACGCCTTATCGAGCCACACCGATTCACCGCCGCTCTTATGGATGATGGACGATTCGGTTCCGGTCTCTGAATCCAGCACCGTGATATCGAAACACTCAACCGTCTTGCCGTTCGCCTGCTCGCGCTGGGTGACGATCCGCACCGAGAACCGCGGCCCGTAGGCCTCAGCGAGCAGGCGGTTCGCGCTCGCGGCGATCCCGGGGCCAGCGTCCTCAATCGACAGGTCAATGACCCCGCGCAACCCAAGCCCCAACATGGTCCAGTCGGCGATCTCGGACTCCAGGCGGCGGGCGCGCTCCAGGACCGCGGCGCCCTGGGCGAGGGCAGCGCTCAGGGCGGCGACCTCGGCGGCGTGCCTGGCCTTGGCGGCGGTGGCCTCGTCCATGGCGCCCTTTGCGGTTTCGACAGCGGCCTCGGCCTGGGCCAGGGCTGCGCGGGCGGCGATCACAGCCTGATCGGTTCCGGGCTCGGGGATGGCGGCGAGTTCGGCGGCGAGGGCTGCGCAGGTGGTCTCGGCGGCGGCCTGGGCGGTGGCGACGGCGGCGCGGGCGGTCTCCGCATCAGCCTCGAGGCTGTAAATCTGCGTGGCGGCCGCGGCCTGGGTACGCTCCAGCCGGGCAGTCAGGTCGGCGACTGCGGC